ATATTAGTTGATAAAAACACAAACAAAATAATTGATGGAAATCACAGACATTATGCCCTTTCAACTATCGGTTCACCATACGCTGTAGTATTATTTGTTGATATTCCAAAAGAATATTTAAATGAAGCTAAAAAAGAAACACTCCGCACTTGGTTTAAACGCAAAGGTGCTCCAGGTAAAGAAGGTGGATGGGTTGATTGTAATGCTCCAATTCGTAAAGATGGTAAAATAACAGGATATAAAGCATGTGGTAGAAAAAAAGGTGAAAAACGAGCTAAATATCCGTCATGTCGTCCTACAGCAGCACAATGTAAAACACCTGGCAAAGGTACAAAATGGGGTAAAACAAAATGATCAAACTCACAAACATATTAAAAGAAATCATTGAGGGGACTTGTGGTTATAATACAGATGCTAAAACAGGTAAAAAATTAAATACACCTGGTGGTTTAGAGGAAGCAGATCCTAAAACAGGTACAGGTAAAAAACCTAAAGGATCAGGTCGTCGCTTATACACAGATGAAAATCCAAAAGATACTGTGTCTATTAAGTTTAAAACTAAAGAAGATATAGTTGATACGTTAAATAAAGATTCATTTAAATCTAAATCACATGCTCGTCAATCACAAATCATTAACTTAATCCATCAACGAGTTAGAGCAGCACATGGCAAAGCTAAAGATCCTGAAGTAAAATCTAGATTAAAACGTGCTTTAGATTATATTGAAAAACGTAAAGAAGCATCTAAAGCAAAAACACAACGTTTAAATAAACTAAAAGAAACATCAGATCCACAATCAGGTAAAGCAGCACCATATGGTTCTGGATATGCTCCTGTTAAAAAATAACATATTTATAATCAAACAATGATAAAACTACTCCAACTATTAACTGAAGCTAAAGAAAGCTTTGAACAATTTGCTAAAAATCGTTTAGCAGGTGCTGAAAAAATTATAGCTAACGCTAAGGAAAAAGGTGGAGATGCTTTATTAACATACACCCACTTTAAAATAAAACCATCTTACTATAAAAAAGCCATAGATGGTAAATTTGATAAAGAAGCAGCTAAAAAAGAATTTGATGAAACATATAATAAAATTTCATTGAATATGACTCAAACTGAATTTCAACGTGAAGTTGGACGTTTAGAAGTATTAGGTGAACTATTAATAAGAGAAAAATAAATAATATGGATACTTTTGATTTAAAAAAATACTTAGCTGAAGGTAAATTATATGAAGCCGCTATGGCTTGTCCTTTACCTACTCAAGACCTAGAACTTAACACTAGAAACAGAGATTCTGCTATTAAAGCAGATTATATTAAATATGGTCCTTTAAATGTTGATGAACCTGGAGACTTTTGGGATGAATTAGCAGAACATTGGGACACAACCGTTAAAGCAGCTCAACAATCACTATGTGGTAATTGTGCCGCGTTCGATATTTCACCAAGAATGGAAGATTGTATGCCTGGTCCATTATCAGACGAGGATGGTAGATTAGGATACTGTTGGATGCATAGTTTCAAATGCCATTCAGCTCGCACTTGTAGAACATGGGCTAAAGGTGGTCCTATAGTTAAAGATACTATATCTTATGAATGGCAAGAACGTAAAGGAGAATGACCCCATACACCGACATAGAAATTACAGACAAATATATTATTCGTGAATTTAACGAAAATATAGATCCCATTGAACTGCTTTGGCATCGTGATGATGAGGATCGCGTAATAGAAATATTAGGAGAAACAGATTGGCAAATACAACTTGACAATCAATTGCCCACATCCATGAACGTTCCTATATCTATTCCTAAACATATGTGGCACAGAGCTATTAAGGGGACAGGTTGTTTGAAATTAAAAATACATAAAACGTGTTAAAAATATCATATATGAAATTATCTAAACCTCAATTGAACGAGTATATTGAGCTTTATCTCAATGATCTTAACGATTATGGGTGTGATCAAGACAATTACTTGTTAGCTGAGCAAACTTTATCTAAATTTAGCAATTTATTAACTGAATCTAAACAAGACGTTAGAAAAATGCTTAACGAAGCTATAACTAAATCTGATAAAAATACTAGAGAAGTATATGAGGAATTCTTAATGTATATTCAGGAATTACAAGATTAGTTTGGGTATTTACCTTTTCTTTCATATATTTATATTAAACAATACAGACCAGATTCATAGCCGGTCGCTTTAACAAATAAAACATGACAGTTGTGGCGTCACCTATAAAAGGAGACGCCACCTTTCTTTGGCTGTTTAAATAAAAAATATTAAATTTATATTATATGAAATATACAGATAAAATTGTAATAATCGGAGCAGGTGTATCAACTCAATATGGAGTACTTCACCTTTTAAAAAATGGATATGATCCTAAATTGATAACCATCATAGATAAAGGTAATAGTATCTATGATAGACAACCTGAAGAAGTAATGACAGGAGCAGGTGGTGCTGGAACATGGAGTGATTTTAAAGTAATCCCTTCATTTAAACAAGGCGGACTATTTTACCCACACTACTGTAAGGATGAAGAATATGCAACAGAATTATCTAAACAGTTATATGATTATATAGTTGAATACCACCCAGATCCATCTAAAATCATGTACACTGAACCAGTTGAAGAACCTCAATTCATTAAAGATTCACCATTTGAATTAAGACAATCACCTTGCTATCACTTAGGTACAGATTATGGTCAACAACAGGTGAAAAATATATTTGAATACTTCGATAAAGTTGGAGTAAGACAAATATATAATGTTGAAATAACAAATATTAATTTTAAACGTAATGAAATTGGTATAGGACATGATTACATTAAATATGATAAATTAATCATTGGAACTGGTAAATCTGGTATGGATTTACTTACTAAACTAATAAATGATTATAGTCTAGAAACAGTACCTAAACCAGCACAGTTTGGAGTACGTTATGAAACTGATGGGAAATATTTTGAAGAATTAAACAAAATAGCATATGACTTCAAATTATACAAGAAATTTGGAGAAGATAGTGCTCGTTCATTCTGTACAAACAATTTTGCAGCGTTTGTAGCTGAAGAAGAAACATATGGTATGAAATCATATAACGGACATGCTCACAAGGATAAAGATAAATACAATGGTTTAACTAACTTTGGTATATTATTAGAAGCACGTGGTATTGAAGATCCATTCAAATTCAGTACACAACTAGTAAATTTTTTCCAAGACAATGGTGAAGCAGTATATTATTCTCCATCTGACCGTGAACCATCATTAACAGATCAAGGTAATAAAGTGCCTGGATATAAAATATCATTAGATAAATTTAAAGAAGGTTTTGGCAAGTATGCTGATTACATATTAGAATTCATAGATGATTTAAACACAACATTTGGTATAAACGACAATTACATATTCTATTGTCCTGAAGTTAAATTCTTAACTAATGAAATAGCATTAGATAAAAACAATTTATCTTTACCACAATATCCTAATGTTCACTTACAAGGAGACGCTGCTGGAGCTAGAGGAATTTATATATCAGCTTTGCATGGATTATATATAGCATCATATTTATTAAGAAAATAATTATGTACAAAGACCCAGAAGAATTCCCAGACTTTATAGAAAACTATTAGCATAAATTTGGCTTATTTAAAAAATAATATTATATTTATATAAATAAAAACGTATGATTTCAAAACAATTAAAACAAAGTGATGGTACTATTGTGCATTATATTATAATTAATGGTAAAACATTAACACATAACTATGATGGGCCTGCTTTAATACCACAAGGTAATAAACGATTAGCTGAGTATTATATATTTGGTATTAAGAAAACTAAAGAACAGTGGGAAAATATTAAAAAAGATGGTGAAGGTGTTCCATTCCATAAAACAGCAGCTGGTAAACAATCAGGAACAAGAGCATAAAATAAAACAATATGAGAATAGGATTAGCAGGAACAGTATCAGTAGGTAAATCTACATTAGCAAAAGCATTAGGAGAAATTGATATATTTAAAGATTATTTAGTTCAGACTGAACGTAGTAAATATTTACGAGATCAAGGTATAGCATTAAATACAGATTCAACATTAAAAGGACAAATTGTATTTGCAGCTGAACGTTCTATTGAATTGTTAAATGAAAATATAATTACAGATCGTACAATATATGATGTTTGTTCATTTACATTAAGTGCTAATTCAATTGATTGGAATGTTAAAGAAAAATTTGTTGACTTGATGATGCGTATACGTGATGATTATGATGTAATCGTTTATGTTTCTCCTGAAGGTGTTGAAATTGAAGATAATGGAGTACGTACTATAGATAGTGAATATCGTGATAAAATTGATTTTACTATTAAAGAAATGTTAAAAGAATATCCACCTAAATGTTTGATTGAAGTTAGTGGAACTACTGAAGAACGAATTAGTAAAATTAAAGAGACACTATCTGTATAATATTTATATTAAACCGCAAAATAAAAACAATGACTAAAAAACAATTTAAAGAATATATCAAAGAAATTATTATTTCTGAAATAACTATGGTTGGTGCAAAAACTGAACCAGGTGAAGCAGCTGAAATTGCTAAAACTGAACGTACAGGTATAGATACAGTAAAAGCCGCTATTGCTCAAGCTAAAAAAACTGGCACAGCTGTAGGTGTAGCTGAAATGTCATTAAATGAAATGGCTAAAATAGCTGGTGATCTTGATGCTGCTATTAGAAAAGTAATTGAAGATAACCCGGATTTAGAAGGTCTTCCGCTTAAAAAAGCAATTAAAGGAAGTGAAAAAGTAAAAGATGCACTTGATACTGATGAATTGTATGATAATCAATTGAATAAATTTATTGCTCTTGTAAGAGGACAAAGAGAATTAGGGAAAAAAGGTCGTAAACCTTCAGAAAAAGCTGATGAACCTAAGAAAGAAGAACCTAAAGCTAAAAAAGAAGCACCAAAGAAAGAAACACCTAAAAAGGAAACACCAAAGAAAGAAGCACCAAAGAAAGAAAAAAAGGCTAAAGACGAAGACGAGGAAGAAGTAGAAGACAATTGGAACAAATCAGGTGAAGACGATGGTATGGAAGATGAAAAAAGCATTGACAAAAAAGCTCAAGCTGCTGCTAAAAAAGGTGGAAGTAATCTTACTAAACTTAATCGTGCAATTTCTCAAGTTAAGGAATTAGAAAAAGAAATGAAAGAAATAGCTAATGATTATAAAAAAGCTGAAGGTAAAGAAAAAGAAAATTTGCTAAATAAACTTAAAGAAAAAACTAAGGAAAAAAAAGAATTAGAAAAACTACAAGATGAATTAGCAGCAGACGTTGTATAATATTATTCCCAACCAAATAACCTTATTTTAAACCCGACTTAGGTCGGGTTTTTATATCCTTATATAATATTTATAAACATATTAGTTATATGAGTCAAGATATTAAACAAATAATAAAGGAAGAATACATAAAATGCGCTAGTGACCCTGCACATTTCATGCGCAAATACTGCCACATTCAACACCCACAAAGAGGCCGTGTAATATTTAATCTATACCCATTCCAGGGTAAAGTATTGACACTATGGAAAGATAATCCATACTCAATAGTATTAAAATCTAGACAATTAGGTATATCAACATTAGCTGCTGGATATTCATTGTGGTTAATGATATTTCATAAGGATAAAAACATTTTATGTTTATCTAAGACTCAAGAAACAGCCAGAAACATGGTTACTAAAGTTAAGTTCATGTATGATAACTTACCGTCTTGGCTAAAAGTACCTACTGAAGAGAATAATAAACTATCAATACGTTTAAATAATGGTTCTCAAGTTAAAGCTAAATCATCAAATAGTGATTCTGCACGTTCGGAAGCCGTATCATTACTTGTGATAGATGAAGCAGCGTTTATTGACAATATTGAAGATACTTGGGCATCCGCTCAACAAACCCTAGCAACCGGTGGTGGTGCTATAGTATTATCTACACCTTATGGTACCGGAAACTGGTTTCATCAAACATGGGTTAGTGCTGAAAATGCTGAAAATGATTTTTTACCTATAAAATTACCATGGTATGTTCACCCTGAACGAGATGAAACTTGGAGAAAAAGACAAGATGAATTATTAGGTGACCCTAGATTAGCAGCACAAGAGTGTGACTGTGATTTTAGCACTTCAGGTGATATAGTATTTTATAACGAGTGGTTAGAATTTATATCCACAACTACCGTACAAGAACCTACAGAACGAAGAGGTGTAGATCAAAATTACTGGGTATGGGAACAACCTGATTACTCAAGAGATTACATGGTTGTAGCTGACGTAGCTAGAGGAGATGGAAAAGACCATTCGGCCTTTCACGTCATAGATATAGCAACTAACATACAAGTAGCGGAATATAAAGGACAATTACCTCCTAAAGAATTTGGATATTTTTTAGTTGGAGTAGCATCAGAATATAATCAAGCATTGCTTGTAGTTGAAAATGCAAACATAGGTTGGGCAACAATAGATGCTGTAATCGAGCGTGATTACAAAAATTTATATTATTCTCCTAAAACAGAAGCTTTAACCGTAGACTCATATTTTAACAAATACGAAAATAGTGATACTGTAACTCCTGGCTTTACAATGTCTTTAAGAACAAGACCATTAGTAGTAAACAAATTAAGAGAATTTGTAGGAGACCGTTCAGTAACAATACGTTCTAAAAGATTAGTAGATGAAATGAAAGTATTTGTCTGGAAAAATGGTAGAGCCGAAGCTCAAAGCGGATACAATGATGACTTAGTAATGTCATTCGGTATAGGAATGTACTTAAGAGACACATCACTAAAATTCAGACAACAAAGTCAAGATTTAACTCGTGCCGCTTTAAATAATGTAGGTCGATCAAAACCAACTCAAGGAGCATATTTTGCTACAGGCCGTGATAATCCTTATTTTATGGACAATGGTAAAGGAGGTAAAGAAGATTTTAGTTGGATTTTAGGTTAAATCTATTTGGTTCCCTCAATATTTATACGTATATTATAAAAACATGGCTGATACAAACATATTTAGAAGATTACAACGTCTGTTTTCAACAGATGTTATCATAAGAAACAATGGCGGAGACCAGGTTAAAGTTATGGATACAAATTCCATTCAACAATCTGGAGAATTCGCTACAAACTCATTAGTAGACAGATACAATAGAATCTATTCTCCTGGAACTACATCACTATTTGGAGCACAATTTAATTTAACATACCGTTATTTAAGAACCCAAATATACTCAGATTACGATATAATGGATACTGATGCTATAGTTGCATCAGCATTAGATATAGTAGCTGAAGAAAGTACATTGAAAAATGATATGGGTGAAGTATTACAAATTAGAAGTAGTAATGAAGACATCCAAAAAACATTATACAATTTATTTTATGATGTATTAAATATTGAATTTAATTTATGGGCATGGATTCGCCAAATGTGTAAATATGGTGATTTCTTCCTTAAACTAGACATATCTGAAAAATATGGAGTGTACAATGTTATTCCTATTTCAGCATACCATATTGAAAGACAAGAGGGATGGGATAAAGACAATCCATTCTCTGTACGTTTTAAATACTCTCCAGATGGCTTTTATACAGGAGGATCAGGATATTATAAAGTAGCAGGTACTGACGAACACAATACACCAGGTATTTACTTTGACAATTATGAGATGGCTCATTTCCGTCTATTAACAGACAACAATTACTTACCTTATGGTAGAGCATATATTGAACCAGCTCGTCGTTTATTCAAACAATATACATTAATGGAAGATGCAATGTTAATTCATCGTATCGCTCGTTCTCCAGATAAACGTGTTTTCTACTTAAATGTTGGTTCTATCCCACCTAATGAAGTAGAAAATTTCATGCAGAAAACAATAACTAGTATGAAACGTACTCCATTTATAGACCAAGAAACAGGTCAATATAATTTGAAGTACAACATGCAAAATTTGCTTGAAGATTTCTTCATACCAGTACGTGGTAATGACCAAACAACTAAAATTGAAACATTACCTGGTTTACAATATACAGCTATTGAAGACGTAGCATATTTAAGAGATAAATTATTCGCCGCGTTGAAAGTACCTAAAGCATTCATGGGGTATGAAAAAGATTTAACAGGTAAAGCTACATTAGCTGCTGAAGATATTCGTTTTGCTCGTACTATTGATAGAATACAACGTATTGCTTTATCTGAATTGTATAAAATCGCTTTAGTACATTTATACACACAAGGATATACATCAGATCAATTAACAAATTTTGAATTATCGTTAACTACTCCATCAATTATATACGATCAAGAACGTATAGCATTATTAAAAGAAAAAGTAGACTTAGCTAAATCAATTCAAGAATCTAAACTATTACCTACAGATTGGATTTACGATAACATATTCCATTTATCTCAAGACCAATATTCAGAATACAGAGATTTAGCACTTGAAGATGCTAAACGTGAATTTAGAATTAAACAGGTTACTGAAGAAGGAAACGATCCTAAAGTAACAGGCAAGTCATATGGTACACCTCATGATTTAGCAGCGTTATATGGTAAAGGAAGAATGGGAAGTAATCCGGAAAATGTACCTGATGGATATGGTGAAGATTTGACATTAGGTC